AGCGGTGGATGGAGGTCACCCGCTCCCAGCGGCTTGTCTATCCGGTTCCCGTCATTTATCTGGGGTATTTTCTGGGCGCACTGGGCTTCGGGCTGCTGTTCGGCGGCAATTTTCTGGACGGCCTCTGCGCCGGTATTTGCGGGATACTGGTAGGACTTGTAATTCGGTTTCTGGACGCGCAGGACACTAACCAGTTCTTCCGAACCATTGCCGCTTCCTTCCTGATGGCGCTGCTGGCCTATGCCTTCGGCGCTATGGGCATTGCAAAGAATCCAGACGCCATTACCATCGGCGCTTTGATGATCCTCGTTCCCGGCCTGTTGTTCACCAACGCCATGCGGGACATCATCTACGGCGACACCAATTCCGGCATCAACCGGATCGTTCAGGTGTTCCTGATCGCGGCGGCTCTGGCGGTGGGGACGGCCACGGCATGGTCGCTTGCCGATCGGCTGTGGGGCGCACCGGTTTCCGCACCTGCCGTTGACCATTCCGTTCTGGCGCAGTGCCTGTTCGCCTGCATCGGATGCTTTGGTTTCTCCATTCTGTTCAATATCCACGGGCCGGGGGGAATCCTGTGTACCATCGGCGGCATTGCGTGCTGGGTGGTGTTCTGGCTCAGCCAGCGGCTGGGATTCAGCGAGATCCTCTCCTATTTCTGGGCTTCTCTGTTTGCGTCGTTATACTCCGAAATTATGGCGAGGATTCGCAAATATCCCGCCATTTCCTATTTGCTGGTGTCCGCGTTCCCTCTGATTCCCGGCGCGGGGGTGTATTACACCATGAACTTCGCCGTGCGGGGCGAGATGGATATGTTTGCCTACAGGGGCATGAACACCGCCGCCATCGCCGGTATCATGGCGGTAGGCATTTTGCTGGGGTCTACCGTGTTCCGGATGTATGCCCAATGGAAATCCCGTAGAATGCGAAAGAAAACATAAAATTTCAGGGAGGAAGCTGTGCTTCCTCCCTGATTTTCATGCGAATTGGGAAAAGACATCCCCAAGACTTTCGTGCAGCACCAGATCGGCGCGGTCGTCATAAGGTGTCTCGTCCCGGTTGATGAGCACCAGCCGGCTGCCCCGATAGTAGTTGATCAGCCCCGCCGCCGGGTACACTGTCAGGCTGGTTCCGGCCACGATGAGCATGTCCGCGCTTTGGATGGCCTTCACGCTGCCCGCAATGGTCTGTTCGTCCAGACTTTCTTCGTAAAGGACGACATCCGGCTTGACGATGCCGCCGCAGCTGCACCGGGGAATGCCCGGGGCATTTTTGACAAATTCGGCGCTGTAGAATTTGCCGCAGCGGGTGCAGTAATTGCGCAGCACCGAGCCGTGCAGCTCATAGACCTTTTTCGACCCCGCCTTCTGGTGCAGACCATCGATGTTCTGGGTGACCACCGCAAGAAGCTTTCCCTCTTGCTCCCACTTTGCCAGCACCTTGTGGGTGATGTTGGGTTCAAAACCCAGCGGCAGCATTTTCTCCCGATAAAACCGGAAGAAATACTCCGGATTCCGCTCATAAAAGCTGTGACTGATGATCGTCTCCGGCGGATAGTCAAATTTCTGGTGGTACAGCCCGTCCACGCTCCGGAAATCCGGGATTCCGGACTCCGTAGAGTCCTGATCGTTAGGCCGCCAATTCTCACTATACAAGCCGTTCGCGCTGCGGAAGTCTTTAATGCCAGATTCCGTACTCACACCTGCGCCCGTGAATGCTACAATCCTGTTGCTCTCATTTACCCATTGCTTCAGAGTATCAATATTCTTCATGGAATCGCCCCCATATCTATATTACAACATTTTCTGGGAATAATCAATGATAAGAAATATCCGCCCCCCGATAAAACCAGAGGGCGGGCTTTCTTTAACCAAATTATTCAGATACTACCCGCCGCGCAGCGTCGGCGGTGGATTCTTCAGTCAGGGGCGTAGACTTGAATGTCTTATTGAATTCAGCCACAGCCGCCTCAATCAGGATCTGCATTTCCTCAGCGTCAAAGTCGATGCCCTTTTTCTTCAGCAGAGCCTCAGCGACTTCCAGCGCCTTGGACAGCTTGTCCGCGCCGTGAATGGTCTTCCACACCTGTTCCACGAACAGCATGGCCTCACGGGCAATAGAGCGCTTTGTGTCATCGTTGACGTACTTCGTGGCCAGCTGCTTGATGGCATAGCCCAGGCAGCCGAAGATCGCGCACAGAATGGCCGCAATGATCTGCGTACCGTAGTGATAAATGAAATATTCCAGCATAATATAATTCCTCCTTAGTTATGTAGCGGAAGTTTCCGTACTTCCTCCATTACACGTTTCGCAGAGCCGTTGCCTCCGGCTTCTGCATATGGCTCATAAAGATAGTCGTTCAGATTCTCGTATTCATCACGGGTGATATACCCCCGCTCCACGTATTTCATGCCAAGAAATGTGATTCTATCGTGGGCGATTCCTATCAAAAGGCGAGTGCTTGCGCTTTTCTTTGTCCGGCGGGCATCCAGATAGCTCCAGAAGCCCGCCGACCCAATCAGCGTGATTAGAATCGTAACGGCAGTTTTTACCAATTCGTGCATCTCGTTCCTTCTTTCTTATCCATTCCACCGGGCATAGCCGGGACGGGTATCCACATGAATGCCCCAGCCGTACAGCCCAATTCCTCCAGTGTGCCCCATGACTTCCTCCGCTACGGCTTTCATCTCTGCCGGACTTGCGGCACTGTGCAGATCAGCGGCAAGCCCAAACAGATGCTGAGAATTGGACACGCCGCCGACCTCGGCATTGTGCGCCGCACACCGGACGCCGGAGCCGCCGCCGTCCACGATAGAAATTGGGATACCCAGCCGCCGTCTGATTTCGTCCACAGTACGTACCATGGATTCCTGCGGCTCCACCGGGAATCCGCCGCAGTGACCGCAAGGGCACCGGAATTCCTTCCGGGTGAAGTACTTGATGTCGTCCCAGAACGTCCCGGTTTTCGGTGCGTCGCTGCTCTCCGGCTTCTCCACTTTTACCGCCGTCCCGGCGATAGCTCCAATCAGCATTTTCTGGGTAGCCGCCCCCGGTATCCCGTCCACGGTACGCCCGTAGTCGGCCTGAAACGCCCGAATTGCTTCTTGGGTATTCCTGCCCTCGATGCCGTCAATCGTGCCGGGAGAATAGCCCAGATAGGTCAGAAGGCATTGAATTTGCTTTACCGTCATACGTTCACCTCTTCCCAGCCCTGAGGGTATGCGGACGGCGACCATACATTATTGTCCAACGTGGAGCGATACACTTTACTGCCTTCCGTGCAGCAGTCGCCCTTATTGTAGGGGCTGGTAGCCAAGGCGACGAACGGCAACGCTTTTGCTGGGTCGGTGCTCCAAGCAAACCCCCACTGTGCGGGAAGTTCCTCCGGCTCCTGGGTGTAGATAGTGCTGTCATAGGGCTGCACCAGCCGCACCACACGGCCAGCAGATGACCGGCACACAAACCCGGCCTTGCGCTCCAGCATGTTTTTGTTTGCGACGGCAGCCTTGAAACCGGGAATGTCGCTATCCGCCGCGTTCAGTTCGGTGCCTGTCATGTCCGGGGCTTTCTCCTGCAAGGCAAGCGCGTTCGCCCTCCCCTGGGCATACATGATGCTTTTTCTTTCCTCTTGTGTCACAGACTGTCAACCCCTTTCTTATAAGCTTCATCCAGCTCTTTAATCTGAGCAGCAACCGTCTGGTATTGCTCTCGCTCATACTCCCGTTGAGCTGCATCCAGCTCCGCCCACGGCTTCCACGGGGCAATCATTTCGCCGGTGAACACCACGCCATCGGCACGCGTCCACGTCTGTCCCGCCGGGATATAGCGGTAGCCCTCAATGTAAGCGTCGCACTTACCGTCGAAGGCATCCGTTTCAATCTGCGTCAGCCCCTCGGCGGTGGAGGTGTGACACTTAAAGCTGGAATCTATGTAAATCGTTTTCATGCGCCGCCCTCCTACTTCAGCAATTTGATTTCCGTCGCGGTGTACGTAATCGTCAAATACGCGGTATGGCGACCGCCAAAACCGATACTGTGGAGCCCGGACAGGGCAGATATGTCAACCGTTACCGTGGTAAGACTGGTACCGATTGCTGCCGAAGCAACTACGGACGAACCACTGTACACCTCCAATTTTGTATCGGAGCCGCCCGACGCTTTGCACGTCGCTTGAAGCGTGCTATACTCTGTCAGGTCAATTTGGCCTTTTGTACGTGCAGAAATGTCTCTGTTGCCGTTGTAGTTATTTACCAACTTAACCACCAATTCTGCTTCTGCGGTTACAGTGCTGTTCCTAGGCATTTCCCACTCACCGGCTATAATGTCGCTCGGGGCATTTGGTTTGAACAGGAACAGCGCATAGCTCAGCTCCACAGAGGTGCTCTGACCATCCGTGGTGATAGTTACAGCCTTGCTGTCGGTCTCCGCCCCACTTGTGGAGGTCACCGTCCACGTCCCGGCGTTCGGTACAATACAAGTCCATGTACCACTGGTATCAGGGGCGGATAGGGTCGTTGTGCCGTCAGAGCAAGTGCAGGTCGAACCGGCGGGATAGGTGATGTTGATGGTGGCAGAGAAATACGCGATTACGACCACATAATCCACATCTATGTCCACAGTCCGCGTCGGAGGCGACACGTCCGCAGGGAGCGTCACCGTCCACGCGCCAGTCTCCAGCCCTGTAAACATCGCCACACCGGCAGCATCTGCAACCTTCTGTTTAACCTTGCTACCATTCGTCACAGTCACAGCTACTCCAGCAAGGGCTATAACCTTTAAATTACCTCCCGCCCCACCACCCTCCGTCACGTCAAGCTTGCTTGCAATTCCGGTAATACCGCCAGGCCCCAGCGACACCACGCAAACGGCTACCTGATATCTGGTGCCCGTAGCGTTGATGTCGGCTGTGGTCAAATCAGCAAATCCGTTCGCATCCGTAGCATACTGGATTTCGTCCACCACCTGATCAAAGGTGTCCTTCGTGCTGGTACGGGTGACGTCGATCGTCAGCACCAGCCGGGCATACCCGGAAGTTGCCTCGGTTACTGCCCAGTTCTGGGACGACGGGTGGATGATCTGACGCCCGCAGATCATGAGCTGCCCCGCCGTCATCGTAAGCGTAGAACCGGAATAGCTCAGATCACAGCCGGTCAGGATGCCGTCGTCAAAGATGGCGCGGCGGATAACCGCATCGTTGGCCGGGGTCACCTTCTGATTGGGGAATGTCACACCGGTAAAATTCGCACTCATTTGATTACTCCTCTCAATTTTTCTGTGGCCGTAGTGGCCAGCTCACCGGACTTGTAATAGTAACGGGAGTCCTCGCTGCTTTTCCGTTTATAGGAGATGTAGGAACGGAGGATCTCACCATAGGCA